CCTCAAGTTTGTACAGAACACCTCAGGCATATACGCAAGCGGCACCGCGCCCACGGTGTCGATCGATCTGTCGGACTTTCCGCAGGTCGAGGACGGCGGGGAACTATTGATCGACGTTCGCTACACGGCGGACAATACGCCCGGGAACAACGCCCGCCTGAGCGGCGCGATCTACGCCTCGAACACCCGGCTAGCCGCGTGCGGCCCTCGCTACCAATCCTCCCCGGGCGGATGGGAGTTCGGCGTATTCACATCCGGGAGCAAATTCAGCGACCTCGGCACCGCCCTCACGGACTCCACAGACGCGGTGATGACCTTCGCGATCACGAGCAAGGGCCTGAGGTGGTGGGATCGCGGCGCGTGGCTGGGAGCTTACCCGGCCCCGCCGGCCCCGGCTGACATGGACGACGCTACCGGGGTGGATATCGGATCCGGGGAGTCTGCGATCAATCCGCGACTTTCGGCCGGGAAGTTTGAACTATCCACGATCCGCACTAGCTCTCAAACTCAGTTCACTGTTCACGGCTACCGCATACAATACAGGGGGCTCAGGTGAGCGCATATCTTAGGGTAAACGTTGGTAGTATTGCGGCGGTGATGTCGATCCTGTCGTCCCGAGCGTCCGAACTAGGCGCCACGAATAGGGACGCCCGCGTTGATCTGTACGATCATCCGGTCCTGACCTCCGCGGCCGTCGCGGCCCTTGAGGGCGGGTCACGGATCCCGACAGAGTCGGAGCGGGAGGCAATCCACGACGCCGGTGATCGTCTAGGCTGGGGAATCACTGACGCCCTCTTGGCGGGCCTTGAGGCGTCCGCGTGAGCTGGCTATCCGCCCTCAGGGCTATCCGCCCCCGCCGCCCGGCGGCTATCGCGGACCGTGCCCGCACGGAGCGCCCGCCCTCCCCCGCTATGCTGTCGGCCGGGCCTACGCGGTGGTCCTTGCTTGAGCGGTTCGGGGCGGTCTCACCCGATCGGCCCGTGTATGATTTCGGGCTAGCTATGGCGGCCCCTGGGTACTTCCCGTGGCTCCGTGTCGGGGTGGAGCGGGCGGCCGTCAACCTGTCAGGATTGCCCCTCAGGCGGGCGGATACGGGCGAGGTCTTCACCGGTGCCGACAGCCGCGATCGCCTTATGTGGTGGGTGTCCTACCACTTGACTGAGGAGGTTTGGGCCCTGGATCGGCGGTTCCTTCACCCGTCGCGGGGATGCGTCAGGGGCGGCACCGCATACGGTTACAAAACCGACGACGGCGACGAAATAGACGCTGAGGTTGCGTGGCATAGGGGCTTGACGTTCACCTCCGGTCCGAATCACCGCGGCACGTCTGCGGTTAAGTCCCTACAGAGCGTGCTGAACACTGAATACAACGTCGATCGGCACTCCGCCCGGGCCGCTAAGCGTGGACAGGTCTCAGCCCTACTGACGCCGGCCTCAGACTCCGTGACGCTCGGACCGGAGCTGAGGGAAGATATCGAGTCCGATTGGCAGGCGCGGCGCGAGGAGGGAATCGATCTGTACGTCCTCCCGCAAGAGATGAAGATCACGCCTATGGAACTGAGCGCCCGGGATCAGGAGTTCTCGAGCGTCGTACAGCGGGCACAGTCGGCGGCCCTTGCGACTATGGGGGTGCCTCCGACTATGGCGGGCCTCCCCGGGGCCAACTACGGCACCGCCCGCGAGGAATCGCGCGGGTTCTGGCTACGGGCGATCAACCTCTGCGGAGGCATTGACCCCACGTCCGGAATGAATGGATTCCTCAGCCAGGTCTACGGCGTGCCGCTCGTCCACGATTTCGCCGCCGTGCCTGCACTGCGGAGCACATATGCGGACATGGCGAGGACGGCTCAGGTATTCGTCCAGCTCGGGATCCCGGCGCCGGACGCACTACAGGCGGCCGGTCTCCCGCCGTCCGTGGCGAGACTGGCCACGGGAGACACTCAGGGGCCCGCGGGGCGCCCCCGGGAGCCGTCAACGGCTGACGAACCACGGGAGCGGCTAGCGGCCGTCCTGAGGGCATCTGCGGCCCGGCACGGGAGCGGGACTGTCGACCTAGACCGGGAGGCCGTGATCCTAGCCGGCGCCCTCGCGGACGCAGGAGAGGACCCGACAGCGGCCGCGGATATCGTGCGGGATCAGGCAGCGGCCGCGGCCCTCGCAGATGATCCGACGTTGATCGGGGCGTTCCGTCCGGCGTGGGTCCTTTCCCGGTGCCGGTGACGGATTTCCCGAAAAAAGGAGACGACCGTAAGGTATCCCTGAGGAATAGCCGGTTTAGGACGTTTGATCCGGCTTTCGCGGAGATGGTACGAACCGAGCACCCTGAGATCTGGCGGCTAGGCGGGAACATTGAGGGGAACGCGCAGTACCGCCGCCTGAGGCCCGTGGTCGCGAATCGCGGAGTACCCGACACCGACACCCAGATCGCCGCCGTGCGTAAGCGGGAGGCGTGGGCCGCCCGGCACCGGGGCGACTTTCGGATCGCCGGAGTGGTCGCTCAGATCAAGTGGTTTGTAGTCGGTGATCGGGGCGTTGCGCATATGAAAAAAACGATCCGGGATCGGATTGCACGCAAGCGCCGCACGGCGTCCGGATTGCGCGCCGCTGTCGGGTCGCTTGATACCGGGGCGGGCTTGCGGTATGCATTACCCATGCAACACCGATCCCCATTCCTCAGGCTCGATGACGGCACATTTGCCGCGTCGGATTGCGTAACCATAGCCGACGACGCCCAGCGCACCGACGGTGACGCCTCAGAGATTGAGGTGATCGCTTCCACGGAGCGAATGGCCACCGACGGCGATATGATCGAGGTCGACACGTGGCGCACTCGCGCCTTTAGGCGAATGCTTGGATCCGGGGGGCCGGTCCTCCAGTCGCACGATCCGAACCGCGTGATCGGCGTGGCGCACAGAACCAGGATCGACAAGGACGCGCGGGCCCTCCGTGCATGGTACCGGCACCGCACCGACGACGCCCCGCACGCCCTAGAGGCCCGCCGCCTCCGCGAGTCGGGGATCCGTATGCCGGTCTCAGTGCGCTGGATCCCGGGTGAGGTCGTCCGCGCGGACAAGCTACCCAAGGACCACCGCCTGTACCTGGACAAGCCGATCAAGCTAAATCGGTTCGGCGCTGAGTTCGAGTACATGCCTCAGGTCCACAGATACGCGGTCCTTCGTGAGATCTCTGAGACTCCAATCCCGGCCGACTCCGGCGCGCTAGCTGTCCGAGCCGTCGGTAGTCGGCTCGGGATTCCGGGGGACGCCTCCGACTTGACCGCCACGGTCAGAGACGCCGTGATCGATTTGATCGAGAGGGGCGACAGTGAATTGATCGGGGCATTGAACCCGATCTTACTCCGTGCGCTGAGCGTCCTTGAGGCGTCCCGGCCTGTTCCGTCAATCCATGAGAGCGCGTGGGGACTCCACGCAAAGAATAGGAGCTGAGATGCCTGGCGATACTGTCGATCCAAGTAGCTACACAGAAGGGCTCAGGACGGCCGCCGGCCGCTCCGCGGAGGCCCTCACAGACGCCGTGATCTCCGAGGTCGGAACGATCAAGGCCGCGATCGCACGCGGTGAGGCGTCCCGCGACGGTATGGACCGCGCGATCGCTGAGATCAAGGGCCTGGCTAACGCCGCAAAGTCCGCCGCAATTGAGGCAAAGCAGCGCGCGATCCCGGCTGGTGATGAGGCGGACGCCGTGCGCGCCTATCTCCCGCCCGGCGTGGATGACCTCGAAGGCCGCTGTCGGGACATTGGGACCGGCACCGTGTCCACTGACGCGCCGTATTTGCGCGTTGGAGACTCCACCCCGATCCGTATGGTCGGCGGCTACGATGCTCACGGCGATTGGCAGGAGGGCTACCTCACGGACCCCGCGCCCCGCTCCGAGGGTCAGCACCGAGCGCAGACCCTCGCGGCCGATCTGGCACTGGTGAGCGCCATGCGCGCCGCCGGCTGTCGTCGCGCGAACGGTGGCAAGACCCGCCGCCGGTTCATGCGCCACCTGAGCAGCCTCCCGCACTTCTCCCGTATGTTTGCCGACAACGCCGGAGAGGGCGCCGAGTGGCAACCCGACGTTCAGGGTACCCGCTTGCTTGTGTACATGCAGCTCGCGCGCCCCGTGGCCGGTTTGTTCCGCACTGTCGCCGCTACGGACGGGATGACGAATCCCTTCCTTACCTCCGGCCTTCAGCCCTACTCTGTAGGCACGCCGGCGGCTGGCGACCTCGACCCGGCGAACCTCAAGGCAAGCCAGATCGGAACGTCTGAGATCAGCTACAACGTCCACACGCTAGCCGTTACGACGATGGCAAATCGGGACGCCTCCGAGGATTCGATCGTAGCGTTTGCTCCGACGATGCGGGCCGCGCTCGCTCAGGCACTGCTAGACGCCCGCGAGGACGCGATCCTGAACGGCGACAACGCAGCCAGCCACGGCGACACCGGGATCGACAGTTGGACCGCGGGCGGCCGCTGGACCGCCGGATCCGCCGCGGACCATCGAAAGATGTTCCTGGGTCTCCGTCACCGCGCGCTTGATAACAGCGCCACCGCCGACTTTGACGACGGCAACGTATCCACGGACTTCATCAAACTGCACGGCAAGCTGACGAAGGGCTACAGCCGCGGGAACCTCGCGGCGATCACTAGCCTTGAGGCCCTGATCTACCACTTCTTGGTTGACTCTAACTTCTTGACCATGGACAAGATGGGGCCTCAGGCTACCCTCCTGACGGGTCAGGTTGGCTCAGTCGCGGGTGTTCCGCTTGTGATCTCTGAGTTCATGTCGGCCGAAATGAACACCGCAGGGATCTACGACAACAGCACCACGACTCAGACGGGCCTTGTGCTGGTCGACACCTCGCGCGTTGTCCGCCCCGTCCGCCGTGAAGCACGGACTGAGACGGAAGTGGAAGCCAAGAAGCACGTGGTACACATCACCGCGACGGATCGGGAGGGGCTGACGTTCGAATGTCAGTCCTCTGAGAAGCCGGTCGCATACGCGATCGATATCGCCTCATCCACCTGATACGCCGGAGATCCTACAATGAACACTGAGTATATCTACTACCACTTGCTAGTCGCGGCGTCCGGTTCGGACGACTCGACTGAGGCATATGTTCCGATCCCGGCCGATTCCTCACCTTATGAGGTGGTTAGCGCCGTGTTCGTCCCTAACGTCGCAGTGACGGCGCACGGTTCCAACCACTGGACCGTCGCACTCAAGGCCACGGACGGGGAGGCCGGCACGCCCGGAGCGTCTATGGGTGGATTCTCCACCGATAGCGGGAGCGGCGGGGCTAGCCTTGCGGCTGGTGACAAGGTTGCGATCACGGTGTCGGCCGCGGCGGCTCAGGCTGTCGCGGGTGGCGCCATTCAGATCGACGTCAACGAGGGCGGCACCGCGCCGGCCAACCTTGACGGCTGTCTCTGCATTGGTATCCGCAAGCTCCCGCCCGCGTGATCTAGGGGGTCCGAATGTCGCTAATCTCACCGGCTGACGTTCGGGCCCACCGTCAGGGCTACACGTCCGACGCGGACGACGCGATCCTCAGAGCGATCGGGGTCGCGGAGGCTCAGATCGCTAAGTGGCTCGGGTGGCCTCCCCTGGATGGTGGATCGATTCCATCCATGGTGGCGGCGACCCGGACGCTACTGCTCAGCGGCCCTATGCGTCGCTACCCGTCCACGCTCCAGCTCCCGGTTTACCCGGTCGTCTCCACCACGTCCGTGACGCATTGGAGCGGGGCGGCCTACTCGGACACGGTGCCGGCGTCCGACTACACCACGATCCCTATGCAGGGCCGGATCCGGCTGAATCTCGACGCGACCACGACCTGGCAAATCGGGGACCGGCGGATCCGTGTCGTCGCTGTCGCCGGCTGGACGCCCGACACGATCCCGGACGACCTAGCAGACGGGATCGCCCGTCTCGCGGCCCACGTGATGACTGTAGGCCGCGGGAGTCGTGCTGAGTCCGCGTCCCGTGGCGGGTCTACCGTGACGTACCGGCCGATCAAGATCCCGGCGGACGTGCGACAGCTGATCGCCGGATACCGTCTCCCGGTCGCTCTGGGGTTCGGTGTCCGGGCCCTGTCGGGGGTCTAGTGTCGATCCGTGGCGACGATTTCGGGGCGTACCTGCGAGACATTACGTTTGGTATGACCGGCCGAGCCCGTGAGGTGATGCGTAAGGCAGCATTCACGGCGGCCGAAATCGCCCGCCAGAACGCGCCCGTTCGGACCGGGGGGCTAGCCCGCACGATCCGAGCGCGCGCCCTCAGAGAGCGAGGGGCCGCCGGGTTTGCTTTGGTCGTGGGGCACCCGGCCGGGGCGATCCTCGAATACGGCGGCACGATCCGACCCAAGAGCGTGCAATTCCTGGCCGTGCCCCTCCGTGGTCAGACCTCCTGGCCGCGCCACGTGGGGCGCCATATCGTGATCCGGGCGCGGTCCGGCCGGCTGTTCCTATTCGACCGCCGCCCACGAGACGGCGGGGCGCCACAGTACGAGCTGAGACGACGGGTGGACATTACGGCGCGGCCGTACGTGGCCCCCGCGGTCCGGCGGGTCCGCGCTGAGATCATTCGAGATCTCCCGCTGTCGGTGATCAAGGCGTAATAGACGGAGGCCGCCTTGACCGTCCGAGCCGGGACGCGCTACGGTGCCTCATGTCTTCACCCGTCCAGCCGACAGCCGAAACCGTGATCGATCGATTTGGTCGGCTTGTGGCGACAGTGGCGGGGCTACAGTGGGTTGATAATCCCGAGGTGTCGAGTCTGGACGAGGTGCCGCCGGGCACTCTGCTGCTAATCGCGGACACGCTAGCGACTGAGCACGAATTCATCACCAACCGGCTGATCCTGTCGCTCGATTGCGTTCTACAGGTAGCCGGGGGCCGGTCCGCCGCGCGTGCCGCCGTCCACCGTCTGAGCAATACGATCCGCGAGGACCGGAGCCTATCCGGGCACGTTCGGGACGTGGTGATCACGAACTCGCGGGCGTCCGCTGTACACCCGGATCCGGACATGGGCGTCGCCGATCTGCTAATCCAGATCCGTTATGAGGGATTGGGGGCCTAATGGCACGACGGATCGCCGGTTGGTATGATGACGCATGGACCACGCGCTACGCCGTGTCCGTGCCCCACACACTGTCCACGTCGGCTAATGACGTGTCGATCGTGATTCCCAAATCTCATCCGATCTGGGCAATCCTGGCGGCTGAGGGGGATCTTAATTCGATCCGCGTAACCGACGGCGACGGATACACGGCCCTGACGTTTGAGCTGACAGACGCCGCCCTCAGCGGGGCGTTTTCGACAGCGAATAAAGACGGCGGGATCAAGGTCGATAACGCCGGATTCATTACCGGCACGGCGGTTAAGTTGCTCTGGATCTACGTGGGCAACCCGTCCGCCACGTCCGGGGCCGGGTCCGTCACGCTGTCCTCAGCCAAGGTCGGCCACCTGTACCAACAGACGCCCCCGCGGGCCGGCGACACGATCCGAGCGGCACCGACACCGCCCGGGGAGACGGTGGCGACTCCAGACGTGTCTAAGAGATCCGGGGAGTCGCGCCGTGTGTGGGTCGGGCTGAATGGCATTCTCAGCGG